CATAATCTAATTCTTTTAATATTTTATAAGTTTCAATTAATCTTTCATAATATTTTTCATAGAATGTTTGAGCAAGTGGGGTTACTTGGTATTGATTAAATACTTTGTATGCGTTATTTCTATCTTCAACACTTGACACATATTCGGACATAGGTGCTGCTGCACAAATATATATATTTCTTGCCCCTGCTCCATAGGCATCAAAAACGCCTCTTAGTAGAGGACTATTTTTATTGCCAGAAAGTAAATCAACTGCGTTTTGTATTGAGGAAATTCTTATTGGATTATTTAATTCTATTCCATCTGCGTGACCTATTAGAAGAACAGATTGCATCATTGATTGATTAAGATCTTCATATGAAGGCCTATAGGTTATAGCTGCAGATTTGCCACCTTGACTAGTTGATGAAGAAAGATTATATGCGTTATCTTTTAATTCAAATTGAGATTTTGCTGTAAGCAAAACGCCATTAATTGATGTTGTTGCAACAACTGTATAGGTTCCATTAAATATATCTTGCGGAACTATATAACGAAATATAAATTCAGTTGTTCCATTTCTTTCTATATAAGCACCTGGGCTTGATGCTTGAGTTGTGTACCTATAAGAAATTGGAGTAATAACTAATGCTCCAGATTGATCTTGTCCTCTATAAATATTAACTACTACATCAGATCCATTTTCTATTGGATCATATGATGAACCACTATTTAATAGTGTTAAAGTTACTGAAGCAGTTCCTGATGTCGCCGTTAGAGCCACATCAGATTCAACTGTTCTAAATGAAAAACTTGTTGAGTCAGGTATCTCCTGTATTGTGTGAATTCCGTTAAATTTAGAATCTACTCCAGATACCGTTACAGCTTGACCCAATTGAAAACTGTGAGCAGACAGTGTTGTTAATGTAGCTTTACTGTTAGATATTTGTTTAAATCCAATTGTTTTAGTAACAGTATTAGGTGTTGCTGTTTCTCTAGCATCGGCAACAAAAGTAAATTTAAATGTAAGATTTTGATTTTTTCGTACTATTAACACTTTAAACCTGTTTTTCTTTTGTTGCTCCAACTGTCCAGAAAACTATTTTTCCACCCCTACCTCTCATTGGAGAAGATGTATCTATAACATAGATGGTGTACTTGCCAGAAACATTTGGTATCATTTCATATATTCTATCACCTTCTCCAGGATTAACTGAAGCTTCAAAATAATATGTTACATTACTATTGGTTGCTACACCCTCATCTTCTTCTTGTGTTGATCTAGCATTGTTCATTCCACCAGGGAAAACGCTTCTCGTAGTAACTTGCTCTAATGTATCTTTATAGTTCCCATTTTCAAGTTTTCTTTGCAGTAGGATGTTGTATCCCCATTGTTTTAATTTTCTAGAAAAACTTTTCTCAAGATCAATCATAGTTGCGTATGCCTCTCTTAGGCATTGGATCATACGTCAGTTCTGTTTTTCTAGTAGCTCCGTACAAATCTCTTTCGGTTAAATATGTAGCTCTTCCTGTGTCTGGATCTATATAGTTTCCAGCATTTACAACCGGCAGTGTTGGAAGACCTTTTGGTTGCATTGCTCTTGGGCCAGTTTTCCCAGCAAGCATTTCTTTTCTATAGGCTGCTGCTAGTTGACACCATGTAACAGCATTACCTCTATTTATAGTATTTCTTGGAAGATTTCTTCGTGTTACACTTAGGTCTCCAAGTTGAACAGATGTATCATCGTCTCCACCATAATTATATGTTCTACTTAAATCACAATTACATGCTGCTTTTATATACTCAAGAGCGGTAAAGCTTATCCCCGATGCTGGATTTGATTCATTAAAATCATAGATGCTTTTTACCTCAAGAGAGTAATAATGTAAAAGTTCCCCTATTTCCAATAACGAAACTTCTGGAAAATAAGATTTAATTTCTTCTGGATTTAAATATATTGGATCAACGTCTGGAGCAAATGTTATTATTTCATCAGCTTTAAGAGTTATTGCTGGCTTATATTCATCAGTCGAAGTACTGACATAAAGTTGTTGATTTACAGTAATTGAAGTTCCGCCAGATATGTTTCCGATAAAAGTTATTCTATAGGTATCAGCTATGGTTGGCGTAAAATCATAGTAGTATTCGGAGCTGTTTAAAGCCGTTGCACTAGTTGAAACAATTTGTGTGTCATCGGATTTTTTTATAGTGACTAATACAGAGGTTGGAGATACGGGGACTTGTGCTCCTGTATCTTGGTTTATGTCAACAAATTTTACTTTTATTCTAACCCTGTCATTAACCAATACGGTATTAGTGGTCATTTGAACTCCAATTATAAAGATTTCTTATATAACAATAGTAGCTGTTATTAGCCTAATATAGATACTTCTGCAGACCCGCTAATTGATATAACTTGCGCTGATGATATTGCCATAATGTCTTTGTCTAAGACTTCCATGGTGATAGTCCCGGTTGGATCTACGTCTATACTTAAAACCCCTATAGTTGTATAGTTTGAATAATCTTCGTTGGCAGAAGTAAATATAGATATATTATTTAATACAATAGGATTTACTAGACTTGCTGCATGGATTATTAGGGTTCCAGAATAAGATATCCCTGCGTTATTATACGTAAAGTTACTTTGATTGTATAACATAAATACTCCAAAAAGTGGGTTTACGTTAGCTAATAGTAATGACTATTCCCATTCTAGCCCAGCATCTTTTCTTAGGTTTGGCATCCATATCCTAGATTCACCCTCAACTGGGATAGGGCTACCATTGTCCGGTGTGCCGTAACTAATAGCAGCTAGGTAGGCAATTCTTTTACCTCTTGTAACTGGATATACCTCATGGGTTCCAATGTAATTTGTAGGATATATAGCTACAGTGCCAGCTTTTGGTTTATGGGTATAATTTGCGTGCTTGAAAAAAATGTCACCACCAATAAAATTTGTTCCATCTAATTCTTCTTCTGATTCCACTCCATCGTTAAGATATATATTTATACTTACTTTACTATGTTTTGGATATTCATTTTTTGGCGGCTTACCGTATTCATATGGTATTTGATCATCACAATGCTGACCTATAGATTGACCATTGGAATACGTAGCTATATGACCTGGGCTTCTCCACCAGCAAACGGTTGATGCCTCGGTGTATATTTTACAGTATTCAACCAACGACTTATATACTAAATCTTCTAAATTATAAATCAACTGTTGTTGCTCTTCTGTTGGTTTTCTATCTGAAAGCTTACATAGTGGATCTACAAATCTTTCTGGAGCCATAGATACTGAATCTAGATCAAACTTAAAACCAGTTCTATTTATAGCGTAACGTTTTCCATCTTCTTCTATGTAAGTAAAAGTATCTTCCTCTTGCTTTTTAAGCCAATTAATATAATCAAATAAAAACTTTTGATCTATTTCAAAGGCGTCTTCTGCTATGGCAAGACCTGATCCTAAATCTTTTAATATTATCTTTTTATTAAACATATTTAATAGTTTGACTTTGTGACGTAGTATTGTTCTGAAGATTCGGTATACCCATTTTCTTTCAAATGTTTTCTGTAGTCAGAAAGTATATTGGGCATATAAATATTAGTAGCGTGCTTTGATAGTTCTGGCTCTTTAATTGGATCTACAACGTTTTCATTTACTTCTGGATTCGGTGTTCCTTGACTATACCAACCTAAATATGTAAACCTAACACCCTCTCCCACAGCTTTAACTTCGTGAGCTGCCATATAATTTGATGGGAAAAACATAATGTCACCTTTTTTAGGTTTATATTCAATATCTAAATAATTAAAATAATGATGACCTTTTGTAAAGTTTCTTTCATTTAATTCATCTTCTCTATCTACAGAATCATTTAAATACATAATTACACTGACAGTATTTCTTGTGGCCAATTGGTTATTTGGAACCAGTATTCCATAAATATAATCTGCGCTTACATCTGAATGACTACCTAAGTGAACACCTTTTTCATATGACACAATATGACTCTTAACTTTCCACCAAACACATTTAAAAGCTAGAGGAAAGAAATCAAAATATTTTAATAAATACTTATCTTTTGTTTCCTCAAGAAAAGACAATAGTTCTATAACGTCTGGTCTTTGATCTCTGTGAATGGCAGATGCTCTACCCGGCATGTTATCTACGCTGTGTTTATGAAAAAAGTATCCGCTTTTATTTACATAGATTTCTTCATTTGTTTCTGGGTCTATAGTCAAAGAATACATAGCATCGCGTTCTTTTTTGACTGCTTCTTTAGCTATATCATATGCGTAATTAAAATCTACATCAAAAGCATTATTGAATAAAACTACTCCGCCACCTAAGTGTTCGCCTCTTGAATTATTATTAATCATTATAGTTCCTCTTGTGTATTAGCACTATTAAACATTCTAGCAGTGGGTTGCAATAGTCTGTCTAATGTTTCTTTGCTTGAATCTTTATGTTTATCATAAATATGCTTTTTATACTCTTCAACTATTTCTGGCATCCAGACTTGACCTTGTTTTCCAACTGAAATGTTTCCATTTTGTATAGTTATTCCTCTTTCTATCTGACGAGAACCTTGTGAATAATATCCAACATAAGCATATCTATTGCCATGGAAACATTGCTTCACTTCATGAGTTGCTAAATAATTTGATGGAAAAATTAATAGGTCTCCAGCCTTTGGACTGTACTCTAAGTCTAAATAAGGAAATTCTATTTCTCCACCAACATATTCATTTTTATTTATATCGTGAGCCGATTTAACAGAACTATTAAAATACATTATTGAACTGACTACACTTCTTGTGGCGATTTGTAGATCTGGTTCAAAACCTGGCTGGTAGTTAACATCATTATCATTATGTAGTCCCATGCCACTTGATGGTCCATATGCCAAAATGTGCCCCTGTATTCTCCACCATAGATTAGGTAATACCATCGGATATTCTTCTATGTACTGAAGTAAGCATTGTCTAAATGCTAGCTCGCAGTCTGCAAAAAAGTTTTCAATATCAGGGTTAGTATTTTCATCTAAAAAATTCATTATGTGACTTGAACTTTTTTCTATATCTTCTACTGCGTATCTGTGTCCGCTTCTATTAATTGCATATAGCTGTTTTCCGTCTGAATCTTTAATTATAGTGTAGTCTTCTTGTACGGCTTTTTGTTTTAACAATTTAATAAACGGAATCACATAATCATGTTCATCCATAGAAATAACATTCTCAAATAATAAAATTCCATTTGCTAGTTTTTTGGGAACAATTTTGTTTAACATAAATTAAATTACATGTGGCTCTGTTCCACATGGTCCTTCTGGCAAAGATTCGTCTATTGTTTTCTCTTCCAAACTTTTATCGATTTCAACTGAATCGTGAGAGATGCTATACTGAGCAACTTCTCTACCTTGATAAATTGGATTCCAGCCAATTTCAACATTATTCTTTTCTGGATTAGAATATATCGAATACTCTGATTTGCAATATTTTTCATAGTCATCATAAATACTATTTAACCAGACTGGAGGACACCATTGATTGCTGTTTTCTGGTTCAACGATAACAATATTTGCATTCTTGTCATCGGCGCCTTGACCAAAGAATGTTAAGTAACTATACCTAACACCTTTGCCCATTTTTTCAACATCGTGTGCTGCGAGGTAATTTGTTGGAAAAAAGATTACATCGCCCTTCTTTGGCTTATAAGAAATTCCTAAATGAACGAAACGCAAATTACCATTGGTAAAATTTTTTCCATTTAATTCTTCCTCAGAATCAACATGATCATTTAAATATACTAATGCCCCACAAGTCTGCCTAGAGGCAACCATCCCCTTTGGCATGTACCTAACTCCATTGGTTACTTTGTAGTTAGTATCATTATCAGCGTGACAACCTAATCTTCCTCCATCACCATATCTTAAAATGTGACCTCTTGTTTTCCACCATATACTTCCTATCATTAAAGGATAGTGATCAATATATTTTAAAAGACATTTATAAATTTGTTCTTCTATATGAAAAAAGAAATCAACTACTTCTTTAGGTGTGTCTTCTTTTATTGGATCCAATAATCTAACTGGAGCTGATGGCACATCTTCTAATCTATATCTAAATCCATCTTCGTTAACGCCCATTGTTACGCCGTCTACTTCAATATATGTCCATCTAGTCTGATGAGCTTCTTCTGCCTTACTATCTATATGGCTAAGAATTACATCTTGATTTATATCAAAAGCGTTTCTAAAAACCACTACTCCAGGACCAAGTATTTCACATTCAATATTTGCAATTTCTTGTATTGTTTGATCTGTAATTGTTGGAGTATCTGGAAAAGATTTTTTTTCTTTTTGCCAAAGGAATTCTGTTTTCATATTTTTATAACCCCAATACTTCTTCAATTGCTTCCATAATTGTCCAACCTGCTCCCATTACTCTTGGTTCTTTATCTAATGGTCCATCTTGCCAATTAAATCTAGTAATAAATAAACCTTGTGGACTTAATAAGAATTTTTCATAACTATGAGGTATTCTAGCTATAGCTTGTCCAACTAAGTTTTGCCCCTCACGTGCTGCATCGCTTCCATCGGCTGTTGTATCTGAGTACCCTCTTCTTTCTGGACCTTTTAAGAAAGTATAAAGTGGGTGTTCATTTTTACCATTAACTTCTATTTTTTGAGAAATAGGAAAAGTTACAAAGGGATAAGCTTCTTTAATAAATTTTTCTATCTCATGATTTTCTTTAGGTTCTTGTTTGCCAAACTGGTTGCATGGCACCCCGACAACACTGAATCCATTATCTTGATATTTTTGATGAATATACTGAAGCTCATATAAATACTTGCAAGTTCGAGCATAAGAAAATGTGACACTGCACTGGGGATCATATCCTAGTTTTGATGCTATATTTGTTACAAGTGTTAATTTGCCATTCATTGACTTCATGATGTCATAAGATCCGTCAATTGATAATAATTCAATGTCGTAAGCAGAATTATTCATATCTAACCAAATCTACTTTCATAGTAGCAAAATCACCTATTTTTAATACGCCATACAAATCACCCATGCCAAGGGGGTCATAAGATTCTATATCTAATTGTATTCTAGTTTTCATCGGAGTTTCTATGTCTGCAACATAGGTAGGCTTATATGGTGGAATGTTTAAATCTTTTAATACTACTGTTCCCTTTTCGTTAGAAACCGTAGCGGTTAGGATCTCGTCAATTTTTTCAACTACCATATCATAAGTCTCTTGACCAAGAGGATTTAAAACTGTAGCTTTCCATTTTGTTTTCATAGATATAATTATATCACATCATTCAAAATAAAATTTACCCATTGAAAGAGCGTGGGGTGGGTTATCTTTGTGCCAAACATTTATTCCTAGAATTGTTTTAGAGCCACTAATTATTGGAGTTGTATTATGTACAGTGTGTCCTCCATCGAATATGACCAACCTATTTGGTTTACAAGCTATTCTTTCTCTTTCTTCAATTGGAACAACAAGTGCATTAATATTATCATTTTCTAATGCGTCTGGTGTTCCATCTTTTATTACCGAAGGATGTATCTCTAGAAATCCTCCAACAACGTTTATATTAGTGTGAGGATAATAAACACAGCCGATTGTTGTGCCTTTAAAAATTTTTTTATCCCTATATAAAAATCCATCTTCATCAAAATGAATTCCTATATATTCACCTACATTATAGGTTCTAGTCCAATATTCAAAACCACATATATCGTCATGGTTTAATGGTAAATTATTTTCCCATATTTTTTGAACAATTTTTTTTCTGGTTGTATTTGCTGGACTTTTCCACCAGCCATCCCAAAACATAAATTTTCCAGTATATCCACCTGCACCTATTGATTCTGGAAAAAAATTTAAATCTGACTCTATTTCTAATAGCAGATTATTATCTTTAATAAAATCGTCTACTACAATCATACTCAATATTATACTACAATTTTATTGCGAATGTTGTTCCCATTACGGTGTAGTCGTGATAAATTATGGCATCTTCTAGTGCTTTTAGATTTTGATTTACTTCAAAATATGGAGAGTATTCTGCTCCTGCTTCATACAGAGAAGCTCCATCATTTGCGTGACCTATTACTAATACTCCTCTTGGAGTTAACATATTAAAATAAGAAACAACTAAACTTGGATCATGGATGATATCATATGTATTTATTGCTATGTAATCAAATGTTCCGGCTGTTCCAGCTTCTACTGATTGTCTTGAAACAACTTCATATTCCCATGTTTCTGATTCTTTTTTGCAAAAATTCTCAAACAAATCTAATTGATAACCGTTAACTAAAGTTAAAGAAGATTCATCATTTAACAATTTAGCTAAACCAGTATTCCATGCTGGGAATGTCATCAGGCATGAGGTTGGATTCTTTGTCAAAAAAGTCTGCTCATATGGAGCACCGCCATATGTTGAAGAAAAGTTTTTATTCCACTTAGTTGTTTCTGAACTAAACATATCAAAATACCACATTACAATATCAAAACCAACAGCTATTTTTCTTCTATCAATATTTAATCCATCTAAATATTCTTTTATAGTTGCAGTTCTATCTATCATATCTTGGGCATTTTCTACCTGATGATATTTAACTAGCTTTTCTATGTTTGAAAAATATGCCTGAGAATTATCCACGGTTAATCGCTCCTAATGCCAATTGTCTTAAATACCAAAATCTTCTAATGCTTGCTATTAAAGATATTCTTTGTGATCTTAGATATGATAAAGATGGTTCATCTCTGTATAGCTTTAAGCTTTCAACGCTTAGTCCAGTCCCAGAAGTTCTAACCGAGGAAACTTTTGCAATATCTCTTACCGAATTAACTAATTCATCTATAGTTATGGTTTCAATATTGTCTGGATTTAAACCAATGATATACATTAATAATGCTATGTTTTCTTCAATGTATTTAAGATCTTGTTCTGCGTTGTAGCTCATAAAATGTCCTCTTCATCAAATTCTTTATAAGTTATAATACTATTTTTAATAGATTCAGCATCCCACAGTACATAGCAGTCTACTTGCTTCCCATCTGCATACTGATAGGTCCCATCTTGGGGAATGTAGATAGGGGCCTGGCCTTCTGCAGACTGAGACTCTGAATCAAATGGAACAACTTCAGGCATATCAGCTGATTGATTTTAGTGCTTGAATTTGATTAAATAAAGATTCAAAACTTTGTTGGTCATTAAGATTATAGGTTTCAGGATCATGTCCCAATAGGGTCAGTCTTTTATATAGATGAATCAAAAGATCCTTCTTCGCTGCATTGAGCGCTATTAATTTTTCTTCTTTTGATACCGACAAAAATGACATTTTTCCTCACTTAATATAAAGAATGTATGAATATATAGTAACTATTCTAATGGGCTATTTAACTTTAAAAGCCCTGAATTTGCTGGACCTATTCTTTCCCCTTTTTCATTTAGGCCAGTTCTTATTCCCTTCATCCATGTCCATGGTTCTTCCTTGTTCTTTTTCATCTTTGCGTCTCCGTACGCTTGACGAGCTACCATCAAAGAAGGTTTGTCCCAAATATTATCTACTTTAAATTCAACAGATTCAAGTAAATCACTTTTAAATATATTAAAAAACATGAACGGCATTCCAGCTGGAAAAGTAATTGGTTCACCTACTTTTTGTATTATCCAATTCATTTGGAATTCATCTGGCCACCAACTTGAAGGTATGACAGCCGACAATGGAGAAGCTCCTTCAATAAAATAATTAGGTGAACCACTTATCCATGTTTCATATCCGTCTTCTGTGCCAAAAGCCCAACCAACAGAAAACGAAACCATTCCAACAATACCACCATAAGCTAACTGTCTGCCTTTGTATTCTCCACCGCTTATTATAGTTGGAACTGAGTTTCCCCCATCCCACTGAACTACTACATCTTGTGGTAAGATTAGCTCCCAGCCATGAACATTGGCAGTGGTTACAGGAAGACATTGGTAGGCGTGCTTTTTATACGTATTGTCCATCCAATCTCTTTTTACTCTAGATTGAACAATCTCAGGTGGATTTTGATGGGTTTTAGTTAAGGTTACTTTTGTCATAAATCAGATAGATTCGTCTAATAATATTTCAATTGCTCTTTTAATATTTGCTAAAGCTTGTTCTGAATTAGTCTTTCTTTCTCCGGCATTAAAAGCTAAATCTAATAGATCTGAATTGCAAAAACGAATCATTTTTGTTCCATCTCTACTGATTATTATTTTTTCAAAATTACCTTGAATTGGATCTTGATTATCTTGAATCATTTCATAAAACTCATGTTGCTCTATCCCAGCTTTTGGTTCCGGAGCTATACCTGTCAATTCACTAAATGGCAAATCTGTTTTGTACAATTTCTTCATATGTTCATACATATGCTTTGGGCTTGCGTTAGAATCTTTAAAGTCTCCGTATGCGTCATCGCAAAAATCTGTGCTTGGTACAGCTATAACTTCAAATCCAAGGTCTTTATACTCATCGTACAAATTTTGAATAGGTATATATTGTGCGGAATTAGCACATTCTCCAGTAACATTAACAATCATTGTTACTTTACCTTTATTTTTTGCTAGCATATTTTCGCCACCATCTAAAGATAGCAATGAAATATCGTATGCTGATTTTTTAAGTAGTTGAAAAAATGGTGTTTCATTTTTATTAGACATATTTTTTCCTATTTATGATTTTTATCATTATAGTCAAACATAGTAACTGCTGAATATTTTGTTCCATTTTCAACAGGCAGGGCTGCATGAGAATAAATATATGTTGATGGGAATAGCACTATGTCTCCAGCTTTAGGTTTTAAATTTATTCCTAAAAATGGAAAGTATAACTCCCCTCCTTCGTAGTCATCATTTAGATACATAATAGAAGATACTGTGCAAGTGTATGAAAATCCGTGGTCACTGTGTACATCGAAATGTTGACCTTCTCCATATCTAACGAAGTTAATTGCTTCCATATATTCCATTTTCATATTATACATAGATTCGTAATGTTCTAGACATACTCTTAGATTTGATTCGACGTCTTCGTAACAATTTTTAATATCTTCAATTTCTGGAGTTAAATATTGCCAATGACTTGGGTGCATCTTTAAGTCAACACAATCTCTGTACTCTGGCATTTTTTCATTGTAGCCAACAAGCGCTTCTGACCATTGAAACATTTTATTAGTGCTTTTTGCTAAAGCTGCTTCTAATCTTTCTGGAATATTTAAGTTTCTTGGTATTGCGTCTCTATACAAATAAATGCCAAATTTGGCGTTATCTTCAGGATTAGTGCATGAACCTACGTGAAAAAATTCCATTTTTTTCTCCAGCTAAAATTGTTTAATGATATACTATATCATACCCGATGTTGCAAATCAAGGATGTAGTGTATGGAAAAATCTTTAATCGAACCAGGACATTTTGGTAAATCAAAAGAAAATATTATAATTCAAGATAACTTTATTGAAATAGAAGACTTAAAGATTATACAAAATTTTCTTCCTACAATAAATGAATGGATGGACGCTGGGGAAAACACTTATGCTGAAGACGGCACATGTACGTATGATGCGTCTTATTGGCAGAATAGACAATGTAGTTATGATATTCTTTCTAGAATTAATTTAGATATCTATAATTTAATAGATAAATATATTTTAAAAATGAAGTATCTTTTAGAAGATTTTTTTAAAGTACAAGTATCAGTTAGACCACCAGTAATTATTAGATGGTTTCCAGGCCTAGAGCAACAACCACATGCTGATAAGCAATTAAATGATGGTTCGCCTAATCCATTTCCTACTTATGATTTAAATTCTCTTTTTTATTATAACGATGATTTTGAAGGTGGAGAATTATATTATCCACAACATGATTTGGTTGTTGAACCAAAGCCAGGTTTAGCGGTAGCGCATCCTGGAGATATAAATTATTTACACGGTGTTAAAAAGGTTATATCAGGAGAAAGATTTACTACTCCATCTTTTTATACTATAACAGATTTGTTAAAGTAAAAATTTGCCAGGTTTTTCTTGGAATAAATGCTTTAATTGTTTAGCGTCTGCTATAAATAATGGTGTTGTTGCCGCTAGATAAAGTATCCCCCAGATGCTATACTGCCAATTAAATATTAAATATATTACATAGCCAACCATTGTAAATAGATAGTCATA